CGCTGCTTGTAACCTGAGTTGTAGCCATAGGTTAGCTCCCTAATGTGGGTTTCTTATCTGGAAAGTCTGTGGTACTGGGCCAATCTCTTAATGCTTGACGGTATGTAAGATATTTGTCACGGTTTGGAAAGTCAGGTGTTTGAGCTATATTGTCTGTAGATTTAAGTTCACCATTACGCCATCGCCTTGCTATTTCTGAAACTGTAGGAACAGGTGGAGTAGGCGAAACAAAAGCTTCATAATGTGTAAAATTATTTTTTATAAACTCTTCATCAGCCATAATAGATGGATTAGTTATGTTACCGTCAGAATCTTTTATTATCCATTTTTTAATCATAAAACTCTCCTACGTTATAGCTGTATACATAATTAAAATTAAACCGTTTCCACCTGCACCAGAATTTACCATTCCTTCAGTTTGAGTAATGTGATTGGCAGATCCTCCACCACCTCCAATTCCTCCGTCACCTCCGAAAGCATTATCACCAGTAGTTTCTGTGAATCCTGAACCTCCACCAGCCAAAAAACCGCCATTTATTTCTATGGAAGAACCTCCATCAAAACGGTAGAAGAAACGGCCTCCTTTACCACCACCTCTTAAAAGACCATTTGTATTTTCAAATTGTGGACTTTGAACATCAGAATGACCACCATAATAAATATTATTTGCATTAGTATTTCCAGCAGTACCAGCATCACCTGCATCACCAGTGCCTAAAACACCAACTGCACCTCCTCCAGACATACCTCCTCCAGCAGACCCACTAGCTCCACCAGTATTATTAACATCTCCACCGCTTGCTGTTCCTCCAGCCGATCCTGTAGTTGCGCTAGAAACTCCAGCACCTCCACCATTAGCTGTTAAAGTAAAACTACCATCAGTTGCAGTAGTATTTCCACCTGCACTACCAGATCCTGCATTACGAGTAGGGGCACCGCCAGCACCAACAACTAATGTTAAATTAGTGCCTGTTGACAGTGTTACTAGTTTTCTACAATAACCTCCAGCACCTCCACCAGTACCATTATTATAGTCACCACAAGCACCTGATCCACCTGCACCTATACAATGAATAACCGCAGTACCATTAAAAGGAGGTGTAAAAGTTTCTGATGCAGTAATAGGAATTGTAAAAAGAGTATCGTGTACACCAAGAATAACTGACATTATTTTCTCCTTTAAATTTCTAAAAAGCCTATGGTACTGTCAACAAAAACTAATTGAGTAGCATTACCATTAGCCAATGTACCATCTGCTGCCGTACTATTAATTTTTTGCGAATTACGACCAATGGTAACTGTACCACCACCTGTAGCTTTAACAACAACTGTGTTTCCTGCACTAGCGCTAGCAGGTAAAGTTATAGTAACTGCACTTGAACTATTAACAATTATTTGATCGCCTACTAAAGCCGTGTATGCACTTGTTTTAACTAGCCATGTATTATATGCACCACCAACCGTTGCAAAACTTAGAGTACCAGATCCATTGGTTGTTAGAACTTGTCCTGAACTTCCATCACTTACATTAAGCCTTGCTATATCTACTGCATTATCTGCGATTGCAGCAGCAACTACGGCATCATCAGCAATCAATGCAGAGGTAATAGCATCATCAGCTATTTTGGCTGTTGTAACTGCATCATCAACCATAGAGGCTGTAACAACGGCACTAGCTGCAAGTTGATCTGCTCCTACAGCGTCATCTGCTATCTTTGCTTGTGTAACTGCGTCATCTTTAATTACACTTGTTGTAACCTGAGTTGTAGCCATAGGTTAGCTCCCTAATGTAGGTTTCTTATCTGGAAAGTCTGCGGTACTAGGCCAATCTCTTAGTGCCTTACGATACGTTACATAGGCTGCGTTTTGAGGATGATCTGTTAAAGGGATAATCCAATCAGATTCTTTAAGTTGAAAATCTCGCCAAGACCTAGCTGTACTTTCTGTGTCTGCTTTTTTTACAGCATCAGTAGGTGGAGTCCATTTATCTGGATCTTCAAACGTAATTTTTGCACCGTTTGCTAAAGTAACCGTTTTTAAAATATTTGCATTATCTGTCATTTTTATTTCCTTTAATCTATTAATCGTACTAACACGCCAGAATATTTTTCAAAGTTGTTGGTGTTAGCTTCCGTAGGAGTGCAACTTACAGTAAGAGAATTTGCAAAAAATACTGTTGAATCACTGTCATTAGAAGTAGTTGGAGGAAACCTCATAATTTGAAGAGCTGAATTAGCTGCACCATTTAAACTAAAACTTCCTCTATTAGTGTCCCAAGTATAATTAGATGTTCCTGCTGAAGTCTGATTGAGATCAGTTTCTTTAAAAAAGTTTCCTAAAATAAATCTTGAGTCAGTTTCTGCTTTAGCATTATTTCCTTGTTGAATTGAGTAAGAAACACCATCAACAACAATAGTCCAAGTCACATAAGAAGCTTTCGCAGCTTGAACAGGACTAATAGCTCCAAAGAAAAATCCTGATGATCCTGACACACTATAAATTTGCTTTACTGTATCAGCACTATAAGAGGAGCTTGTTGAAGCTCCTTCCCAAATTTTACGAGTCCAAAAAGTACCTTGATGCGAGTAATAAAGACTATTTTCTTGATAATTACCAATTTTTTGTGAGTATGTAGAAAATCGCAAAAGTTTTCTGGGATCTTTGTTATGTTCTAATCCACCTAATACAGCCATTATTTAATCTCCTTTAAAGACTTGCCCATCCAATTGTTCCGTCAACATATACTAATTGAACAGCATTACCCTTTGGTAAACTTCCGTCAGCCGCTACTGAATCTATGTTGCTTGAGTTCCTGCCTATTGTAACTAAAGCAGCCCCTACATTCTTTATAATTACCGTATTACCAGCAGAGGGCGAACTAGGTAATGTAATGGTAAATGCTGTACTAGCGTGGTT